AAGGATAGGGGGAAGCCCCTGGCCTTTGAATGGTATACCCTTGCAACAGGTACACGGGAAGGCAGGGTATATGTTCATACGGGAAAAGAAGGTTGACTGCCAGGATTATAGGGAAGTGGATGTGATACCCCGGACAGATAATGCGGAAAAGGCAGTGAAGGGGAAACGGGGGAAGCGGCAGAAGGTTACAGAGCCAAAGCAGAAAGACTTGAATGATAAGAACGCAAGGCGCTATCTGGTCCAACTGGGGAATGGTAATTTCCATATAGGTGATTTGCATGTGTCTGGAACTTATGATGATAGCCACTTGCCTGCAACCGTTGAGGAAGCGGAGCGGATAGCGGGGAACTATTTGCGCCGGATAGCGTACAGAAGGGAAAAACTGGGTCTGGAACCGCTGAAATATATCCTGGTAACGGAATACAAGTTTGCAGAAGACGGAAGCACATTAAAAAGAGTGCATCACCACATCATTATGAATGGCGGAATGGATAGGGATGATGTGGAACTGATGTGGACCGCAAAGCGGATAAACTGGAAGAAGGCAGCAGACCCGGAATATAGGGCCAAAATAAAACAGATGGGGTGGGTCAATGCGGACCGCCTGCAAATGAATGAAAACGGCATAGAAGGGCTGCTAAAGTACATAACGAAGGACCCGCAGGGAAAGAAACGGTATTCTTCTTCACGGAACTTGGAACGGCCACAGAAGGCGGCAGAGGACCACGGAAGGAAGGACAAAGCAGGACGGGAAATGAAATACACGTCAAGCCGGAACCTGGCCCGCCCGGTAGAGCATCCGCCAGCAGACAGCGTATATTCACGCAAGATGGTGGAACGCCTGGCAAAGTCACCGGATGGAGGAAAAGAGTTCTTTCAGAAGCGTTTTCCGAACTACAACATTGTGAGTATAGAACCAGTTTTCTACCAGGAAACAGGGTGGCATATTTACTTGAAGATGTGGCGAAAGAAGGAGGTGACCAGGAAGAATGACAGACGCAGAAAGAGAAAGGGAACTGGACCAGGCCCACGGTAATGCGTGGTCATTTCCTGGTGCTGCTGCCCCTTCTGGAACGTACATAGGAAGCAGGCGTGTGGGGAATACGACATTTTATTATTACAAGGATGGGTCACGGTACTGGTTTGAAGATGACTTTGACAGGGAAATGCGGCAAAAGCTGAATGAAAAGAAGCGCCGGGAGCGCCAGGAGCGGCAGCAGGCCGGATATAACGGGAGGAAAAGAAGATGGTAACTATTATTGCATCACTGCATGAAAAGTGGTGGGAGAAGATGAAGGCAGGGGAAAAGCTGCTGGAAATCAGAAAGACCAGGCCGAAGGAGCCGGGGCCGTTCCGGGTTCTGGTGTATATAACAGGAACGGGGTGCATATATGGGCAGTTTACTTGCCCTATTGTGTTGGATGTGAAGAACTATGAAGACATTGTGGAGAAAAGCAGGGTGCCGCTGGATAAATTGCATGAATACGGCGCAGGGAAGCCGCTGGCCGGGTGGGTGGTGCATGATGTTGTGGAATGCGTGACACCACACCCGCTGCCGCTTTACGGATTGACCAGGCCGCCCCAGTCATGGAGGTATTACAAGGGGGATGAAGTGCCGGACCTAATGACAATCAATAACCTGGCTAGGATGTGCGGATATTTTTACAATGCGGAGTTTGACCAGAAAGCGCCGTGCGTTCCGAACAATGGGTATAATTGCAGGCATCCGGGGCAGCAGGAAGAATATGAAGGCGTGGGCTGCTGCTATCAGTGGTCATGTCCTCTGCAAAATATCTGCCCGGCAGATGAAGAAGATTGCGAAAAGTACGGGGTTGACTTTGAAGAAAGTGAATTTGTGCTGGTGTACGGGGGTGAAGAAGATGGCACGGACAAAGATTGATGTACCAGTGGAAAAGCAATGCGGGTATACGTCTGTAATCGTATCTTACAGTACGGGAATTGACAGTACAGGGGCATTATACTGGGCAACACAGAACTTTGCACCAGAAAAGATATTCCTTCTGTATTGCGACACTGGGGCAGAATACAGCGTGAATGATGCAATTTTCTTCCGCACTGCAAAAATACTGGGGCTGAAACCTGTAATGTTGAAACCGGAAAAAGACTTCATGTATTTACTGCTGAATGAACGGTTGAAGTTCCCAGACATGAAGAACCGCTGGTGTACGGCATATTTAAAAACGGCACTCACTGACCACTGGATTAGGACACACAGAAATTTGCTGGGTGAAAAGTGCCTTTTCATATCCGGGGAACGCCGTGACGAAAGCCGGGGCCGTGCAAAGCTGCCAGAATGTGAATATCATTCCACAACATTGAAAACAGAACGCAAGGGGAAATTTGAATGCCACTGGTTACGCCCTGTACTGGACTATGAAAAAGGCAAGATGTTTGAATGGGGGAAGACACTGGGGCTGGATGACCACCCGTGTTATGAATATTGTGGGCGGTGTTCCTGCATGATGTGTGTTGTTGCCAAAAATGAACAGATTATGGAGAACATGAAGCGTCATCCAGAAGAAATGCGGAAGTGGGTGGATGCGGAAATTAAATTGGGATTTACCTGGAAGCATAAAACCAGCTTACAGGAATTATGGGAACAATGCTTTGATATTGATGACGTAGTGGAAGAACAGGAGGGAAGCGAAAATGGAAGAAGTGATGTGCATACATCAATATTTTAATGACAAGACCGGGTGTGATGGTTGCGCTATGGGGATGATAGTATCATGCCAGACATGCCAGAAGTTACCAGGCACGTGCTATCAGCCAGTAAAGACAGAGAATGAAGAACGGCGGCGGGAGCAGGAAGAAAACTTTATGATGATTTACCATGATATTGAAAGGCCGGGGGCTGCTGAACTGCTTAAATGGTTGCAGACAACGGACCTTTTCACGGCCCCTGCAAGTACAAAATATCACGGTGCATACCCAGGCGGCCTTCTGGACCACATTCTTGATGTGTATTACCGGATGTTCCCGGAAGCGCAGCAGGCAGGATATGACACGGAAACAATAGCCGTGGTGGCGCTGCTGCATGATATTTGCAAGTTGAATGTCTATAAAGCAGAGGAAGGCGGTCTGTCATTTAGTTACCATGATGATTTTCCGCTGGGCCATGGGGAAAAGTCCGTGGTGCTGATTTTGAAATACATGGAACTGACCGTGGAAGAAATGCTGGCAATTAACTGGCACATGGGGGCTTTTGATAGCCGGGCCAGAACAGATATGCGCAATCTGAACAGTGTTTTCAACAGGAATAAGCTGGCAGTAATGCTTCACATAGCAGATATGCAGGCAACCTTCCTGGATGATTGCAAGAAAGGCGGGCACATCAATGGATAGAGAGCAGGCAGCGGAGAAGCTAAAGAAAATCAAAGCGCTTGCGGAACGTGGCGTGGGCGGAGAGAAAGAAACGGCCATGCGGATGTACCGGGAGTTGATGGAGAAATACCAGATTGAAGAAGCGGAAGTGCTGGAAGATTATGTTTCGCTTCATTGGTTCGGATATAAAACGGAATTAGAAGAAGATTTGTTGACCCGGATTTTTTATAAAGTAACGGGTAGTTGCTCATATCACCATTATACAGGTTCGTATAAACGAAGAAAGAAGCGTGGGTGCGATTGTACGGAACTGGAAGCGGTGGAAATCAAGCTGCTATTTGATTTTTACAAAGAGGAATTAAAACGGGAACTAGAAGCATTTATGATGGCGTTCAGATACGGGAATAACCTATTCCCAGATAAAACCGCACGTTGCTATAAAGAATATGACGGGCCGGACATAGAACGGAGTGACGAAGAAAGGCGGATGATGAAAAAGGCAGGAGCATACAGCATGTTTATGGACAAAAATAGACCACCCAGGGCGCTACTGGGAGAAATGGAGGAAGAAGACTGATGCAACCAAAAAGGAGGACCGCAAGAAGCTGGTCCAGTATGAGAGGAAACGCCCAGGGGCACTTCCTGGAAGGGTACATAAAGGGGGCATGTGCCTTCTACAAAGACCAGGGCCGGGCGTATGTGGAGCAGATACCAGAGCCGTTCCGGGTGATGGAAACATACCGGGATGGCCGTTTCACTGGAAGGTTTATTGCAAATGCGCAGCCGGACTTTATGGGAGTGCTGCCAGGTGGCCGGGCAATATGTTTTGAAGCAAAGTACACCGGACAAGAGAAGATGCAGCAATCAGTTGTTACGGAAACGCAGGCTGACACGCTGGAACGTTGGTGGATGACGGGCGCAAAAGCTGGGGTATGTATCAATATAGGTGATGTGTTCGCTTTCGTTCCCTGGGGCATCTGGCGCAGCATGAAGGCCATATATGGGCGAAAATACATG